TAGGCGGATTAGTAAGTAAATTAGGCGCATGGGGGCTAGCGGCAGTAGGAGTATATGAAATAGGTAATTTACTATATACGGCACTTGCTGGAAATACTAAACAAGCGGAGGAAGTTAAAGCATCTTTCAGCGCTTTAACGAGTGCTAGCGAACTACTAGATAAAGTATTCAAAGATATTAGCGAAAAAGAACCTTTAAAACAAATCTCTACAGAATCTATTATAGCTAAGGCTAATGCAGTGGATGGTCTAGTTGCTAGCATGAAAACTGCTTCAGAGGCTACAAAAGCTTCCGTAGAAAAAATGAATATCTTTAATTATCCCGTAGAAGGCGTTCAGTTAGTTACAGGAGAGTTTTTAAAGTTTTTTGGTATTATTGATGTAGGATTCGATGAAGTAAGTAAAAATGCCGATCTATTCGGTATTAATATGGTAAAAGTATTAAAAAGTATCGAACCTGGTGACCTAAAGACAGATAAAGTAGAAAAATTAAAAAAGATTTTAGGGGTTGACCCAGAGGATATAGAAGCAGTTCGTAAAATAGACCTAAAATTTAGTACTCAAAAAGAAGCTATAAAAGAATTAAAAGAATTAGCTTTAGAAGCATCCAATGTAGCTTCTAAAGCCAAAGAACTGGATATAGCTTTTGAAACAGCAGGTAAATCTATACAAGGTATTTTAACTTCTGCAATTCCTACAGATCCTATAGCAAAATTAAGTATAGAAATGATGGATGTGTCTAATAAAATGTCCGCAGCTTTTAAAGATCCTATTAGTAGTCTTAACCAATTAGCTATAATTTCTAAAGATGTGAGTAAATTAAGAATATTTGATCCTGCTCTAGCTAAAAATATTCTTAAGCTTGCCCCCGAAGTAAATAAAGCTGTAGCAGATCTTACTAGATTAAAAAATGAGCAGATTGATTTAGTTAAAGTTAGTGCTAAAGCCAAAAAAGATCTAGATAATATAAATAGGCAGAAAGCTGCGGGGTTCAATGTAGGTCTTAAACTCGAGCCTGCTAAAAATGCAGCAAATATATCTGCGCTAAATCTAGAGTATAATAAAATTCAAATAGAAGATGCTACTAAGATCGCCGTGAAAGCACGCACAGCATTAGATGACGCTAGTGCAGAGATGTTCACTAGAGCTTCCAAAAATTTAGAAAATTCTATTGCATTAGGATTTGCTAAAGCTAATCTTAGCATAAGACAGGCATATGCTACCGCAATTGGAGATACTATATCTGGTATTAAATTACGCGGTGAGTTGCAAAAAGAATCTAATAACTTACAATTGCTAGAATTAAATGCTAAAGAAGGTGTTATAGACGCTCAGGAAAATCTAAGACTCGCGGTAGAAGAAAATACAATTACTTTACAGAGAGCAAGTCTATGGACAGATGCCACGACAGGAAATAGAGAAGAGAAAAAATTAAAAGAGAAAAAATTAGATGAGAGAGAAGCAGCTCTACTAAGACCCGACGCATTAAAAGGCGAAACTATAGCTACCAATGCTGCAGCTCAAAAAACAGGTACAGAAGAAGATAGAGCAGCAGCCAGAGCTAGAGCCCCTGCAGTAGCTTCAAAAGCATTCCTGCAAAGTCAGCGAGCACAAATAGGTGCCCAAAATAAGGCAACTGATATCGCTACCGGAGTTAGCGTATTAGAAAAAGAAACAAATATAGAGAAAGAACGACTAGGTGTAATACAAGATCAACTTACAGCACGTAAATCTATATTTGACGCCAATACAGGAACTCTATCTTTTCTAAGCGATTCTTTAATGCAAGAAAAGAATTCTCTAGAGCAGCAAATTTTACAAAACAAATATACTATAGATTCTCTAGATATAGAAAAAGAACGTATTAAATTAGAACGAGTTTATAACGAAAATTTTGATAAAAAAGGAAAAAAAGAACAAGATTTAGCAGAAGAAGCCTGGAATTCCTATCAAGAAATCCTGAAAAGAAAAACAAATCTTGATACTAAGTATACTACAGATAAAGGTGTACAGCTTAATAAACAGTTCTTAGATGCCGAAGCTAATGATAAGAAAATCAATGAAATCAAAATAGCTAACGCAAAATTCTTAATGGAAACTACTTCAATGCAGCAAACCTTTGCATTAGAGCAACGTACTTCAGATTTAGAAGTTACCGGTATATTGTTAGAAAACCAAAAGAATATGAATCGGCTTACTAATGATGAATATAGAACTAGAAAAATGATATTAGATTTAGCTAATTCTAAGAAAAATGCAGATGAGAAAAGTTTATCAGTAGTTACTAAATATGACTCTGAAATAACTGGTTTAAATGATAAATATCAACAGTTAGTAAAAACGGATGAACATGGTATACCTGCTGTGTCAGACCCACAGGCAGCTGCACTTATATTAGATAGAATTAAAATATTAAATGAAAATAAGAGTGCAGCTTTAGGGGGAATCCAAGCCACTAGAACCGCTAGCGACGAAGCTACAAAAGCATTAGGTAGTTTAACGGATAGACAGATAGAATATGGTAAAGTATTCGAGGATACTTTCCAAGGTATGGCGGATGCTATCGTAGAATTTGCTAAAACAGGGAAACTGAATTTTAAAGATCTAGTTAATAGTATGATCACAGATCTAGTACGTTGGGAATTAAAAGAGCAAACTTCTAGTTTATATAGAATGGCAAAACCTGGTTTAATGAACATGATCAGTAATATGTTTGGTGGGAATATCAGTGGTAGCGATGTTCCAATGGCTCCTGTCGGTACTATTGGAAATTATCCCTCCTCCGTCCCTTTTCCATATGCCACAGGCGGCGCCTTCGACGGGGCCACTAGATTCGCAATGGGCGGAGCATTCGCTAATTCAATTGTTTCCTCACCTACGCTATTCAAGTTTGCCAGTGGCACCGGTCTCATGGGTGAAGCAGGCCCTGAAGCGATCATGCCGTTAAAGCGCGACATGCAGGGCAATTTAGGTGTACGTGGCGGCAGTAATAGTGGAAGCGTAGAAGTCGTAGTCAATAACTATGGTAGTGAGAAAGCAACTACTAAAGAGTCTACGGATAGTAGGGGCAATAGAAAAGTGGAAATCATGGTTGGTGATATGGCTGCGGGAGAAATTAACCGTAGTGGAAGTAGTTCACAGAAATCAATTCAAAGTACTTATGGATTACAACCAGCACTAATTAGGAGATAATATGGCGTATACGTATACATGGGCAGGAATTGGACTACCGCAAAACCCTCAGAAAGGGTTTTCGGAAACAGGAGGAGTTTTAGTAATTAGAACTCCTACTGATCAGGGCCCTGCAAAAATGCGTTATAGAGGTGCAAAACCGCAGGTATTAAACCTAAGTTTTTTAATGTCCAGTGCACAAGTATCTATTTTAGAAAGTTTTGTAAAAAATACTATTAAAGGTACTGCACGTTTTGGTTTCCTACATCCTAGGTTATATACTATGGTGGAAGTAAGAATGATTCCACAGGGTAGTGGAGACTATTATACTTTAACATATACAGCTCCAGGTTATTGGAATGTAGCATTACAATTGGAAGTACTACCATGAGTCGTTTGACCTCAATGTCGCCAGAAGCTATTCGTGCTATTTTCTCTCCTGATGCGGATAGTGATTTATTCATGTTAGTTACTATTTATGACCCTCAAATTTCTACTACGGCAGGTAATTTCCTAGTAGGTAGAGCGTATAGTATTTTAACCGTAGGCTCTACTAACTTTATTAATGTAGGTGCTACTGATAATAATATTGGTACTGAATTTATAGCTACAGGTTCCGGATCTGGCACTGGTACGGCTTCTGATACACCAATGAGATTATGTGATGGGTACACTGAACGTATATCTGAAACTGCAGATGAAGTTATTTACGGAGTCACAAGTAGAGGTAATAAGTTTACCTTTTTACCTATACAAGTTACTTTACCACAAGAAGATGAAGCTCAAGCTCCTAAGTGTACTATAACTTTAAATGATGTTACCAGATCTGTTACTCCATTAATCAGATCTCTAACATCCTCCCCGAAAGTATTACTGGAACTAGTATTATCTAAGACCCCGGATAGAGTTGAAGTATCTTTTTCGGGATTATATATAACTAACTTTACATACAATGCAGATTCAGTCGTAGCTACTTTAGCAATGACTGATTACGAACGGGAACCCTTTCCAATGCATACATTTTCTCCTAAATACTTTCCAGGAATATTCTAATGTGGTCAAATAAATATGTAGGTATCCCATACAAAGCTAATGGTAGAGATGAAACAGGTCTAGACTGTTGGGGATTGGCACGTCTTGTTTATTCAGAACAATTTAATATTAACTTACCTAGTTTTTCTACTGAATACAGTATATCTGATAATGCACGTATTGAGGAGTTAATTGATCAATATCGTGAAGGCTGGAAAGAAGAAACTACCCCCGAAGAAGGATGTGTAGTACTATTTAGAATCTTAGGGGCTGAAACACATATTGGTATCGCAATATCTAATACTCATTTCATTCATGTACGTGAAGGCATGGATGTAGCTATTGAAAGTTTTAGTTCTGTAAAGTGGGCAAAACGTATTGGTGGTTACTATAAGTACTCTACTGGAGCTACTCTAAATGCAATCCCACATCCTTTAAAAACAGAACGTATAACTGTACCTATTCCAGAAGGTACTACTTTAACACAGTTATATGACTGGGTTAATAAAGAATGTAATATTAGTCCCGAATTGGCTAAAATTGTACATATCATTGTAAATACCAGAGTAATCCCTAAAGATCAGTGGGATACTACAATTCTAAAAGATACTGACGTAGTAGAGTATCGTGCGGTTCCAGAAGGTGGAAGTACCGGACGTCTACTAATGACTTTAGCATTAGTAGTTGCTATTGCATCGGGACAAGCATGGTTACTATCTACACTAGGTCCTAGTGTAGGTGTTGCAGGAGCTGTTGGATCCACTGTAGGTCTTGGACTAACAGGAGTCTCCCTTGCTGCGGCCACTGCAGCAGCAAATATGGGCGCAATGATGGTAGGCGGAGCATTAATTAATGCAATAGCACCTATTAGGCCCCCTACACAGATTAATCCTG